CCACTTGGAGTTGTTGCGATGAGATTGTCAATATACCTTTGATTCAAAAAAATATTATCAAACACTGTAAAGTGATTTGAGATGATCCTCTTGTTGTCTGCCTTATCTATATAATCCTTTTTCAACCAGTGATTCGGATGGTCTGGGTTTGTGTCGCAAATAATACGAGCGCCAAAACCTGAACAACGCTTGCGGATTTCATCGAAAACTTCTTTGTTTGCTAATGTCGCTTCGTTGATGTAAGCCCCATAAGCCGTCATACCACGTATTGATTTCAATCCTGCAATAGTTCCAGTAAAGGTAGTAACTACATAAACTCCAAACAGGCTAAAATTTCCGTGCTTGTCAAACTTGAAATCAATCCCATATTTTTCTGTTAACTCTTTTAGGATGTTTGTCTGTAAAGTACCAGCACTAGTGGCACCAAGGATGTACATAGGTTTTTTGACGCCATCCCTTAGTGCATTTCTTTTCGCTCTACGCAACTCCATAAGAAACAAATCATTATCAAGTTGAGTCTTACCGGCACGGACTGCTCCATGGTTAATCATCATGTACCAATCTTCACGCAAAGCTCGTTTTAAGATACTTATCTGCTTGTCGTGATATAGTCTGTTAAGGTTCACTTAGCGCTTCCTCCAACTTATCAAATAACCTGCCAATGGTGCTTTCTTGTGATTCAGTACCTTCGAGAGCTGATTTTCGTTTTTCGTTTTCTAACTGTATCGCTTTGATGCGTTCCCGTTGCTCTTTCTTGTCAAGCGAATCTTTGGTGTCTGTGGCTGCCAATTTGCTTATTTGCTCAAACGCTCTTACGTCGCCTTTCATTGCTTTCTGCATCATAACCATAGCTAGAGCCATTTCGTTGGTTGCTTCAAAACCGAGGGTTTCTAATTGTTGCTTTGTTTTATCACTAGATACATCAGCTTTCAAAATAGTTTCAAACGCTTTTTTTAAGTCTGCTTTTTTACGACGAGAACGACCAGAGTTTATCCCGCCCTTACGAGTCATCTCTCTTAGTTCGCTCTTACTTCGCTTGTTTGCCGGAATTAAGTTTGCTTCATTAGCCAATCGCCTCACTTCCTTTGCTAAATTATTTCACGAGACTAGAATAGTCCCCACTCGGCCAGTTTCTCAAACCCACCAAGCTCATAAATAAAGTTGCCAGCAATATCCACGATGTCGCAAAACGGAATGCCGTTTACATGAGTATCGCCAATAGCACAGCAAAGCTCGATTGGTTTACCTGTTTTTTGTGCTTCTAAAAACGCATATATATTTACAGACACGTCAGCCTTTGATAGGTCTTTCCCGTGAATGCCACCACCAGTCACAGACTGCGCCATGTCGCTGCCTAACTTGCGATTTGTAGCTCCTGAGTCAACTTCCAACCCACCAGTCCAATAGCCCAATGGGTTAAACTTCAAATTATAGCTACCAAGCCAGCCGATTTCATTCGTTTTACTTTGACAAATAATCAAATCATTTCCAGATAAAATATACTTCCCATCGCTTGGCACTTCGTTATATATCGCTCTAGCAATTCCCGACAGTTCCTTTTCTTCCTTGGTGAGTGGCACGCCTTTAAAAATACCGTTGTCTCCGCATTTAACTTGTTCCGCTTGATTAGCATTCAAATGTTTGTCTTGTTCCACTACTTTCAAATCAAGATTAAGCCCAGGTCCAGCGATGCGGTCTACTAATTTTCTGACTTCTTTATTTTCCAAAATTGTGTCGGTTTCGACGATAATATGACAGTCCCCATGTCCGATCAATACTTCAACTGCAATTTTAGGGTTTTGTGTTTTTAGATAAGCAAGGTCTACTATAGCGCCTGCGATACGGTCCGCTACTTTATCTGGGTGACTTGGGTTTACTTTTTCAATCATTTTAATAATTCCTTTACATATGCTATTTTTGCTATATTATTTTGCCGTCATTAATATTCTTGTTCTATACATTCTGAAACGCAGTTGTTTGGAACTTTTATTACACAATTTTTAGTTTAATTTAACTGCTGTTTCTCCAGTGAATTCCTCCCAACGACGAATGATTACATCTACATATCGAGGGTCTAATTCCATTAAATAACCATTACGACCGTTTTGTTCACATGCCATGATTGTCGTACCTGAACCGCCAAATAAATCCAACACAATATCTCCTCCTTTTGTATTGTTAAGGATTTGGTAGTCAAAAAGACCGACAGGCTTCATGGTTGGATGTTCGCCATTCCTTTGAGGTTTGTCAAAGTCGATAACTGTTGTTTGCTTTCTATCGGACGCCCATAAATGTCCAGCACCGTCTTTCCAACCATAAAGGCAAGGTTCATGCTTCCAGTGATAATCCTGACGACCAAGCACCATTGCGTTTTTATTCCAAATTAAACATTGACGAACTGTCCAACCGATATCAAAACAAGCCCCGCGGAAATTGTACCCTTCTGATTCAGCGTGCCATATGTAAAAAACAGCTCCTGGTTTCATAACATTGTCAGCTGCGAAGAAGGCAGAGCGTAAGAACTGTCTAAAATCATCATTATCCATACTGTCGTTTTTTATTGTCAAAGCGTCCTCTGTCTTACCTTTGTACGCCACGTTGTACGGCGGGTCTGTAAGCAGCATATCCGCTTTAAATTCCCCCATAAGCTTTTCTACATCCTGGGCGCTCGTACTGTCCCCACACATTAACCGATGGCGTCCTAATTGGTAGATATCGCCAAATTTAGACTTTGGTTTTTCAGGAGGGGTGTCGTCAAAGTCGTCTTCAACTACTTCCTCGTCTTCTCCTAGATCGATATCCATAAAACCAAATTCTGTCATATCAATATCAATTATGTCGCCCAATTCTTGGTGTAAGAGATCGATATCAAAGTCCGTGTTCATGGTCAACTTATTGTGGGCGAGTATATATGCTTTTTTCTGTTCTTCGTTAAGGTGTGTTAACTTAATTACCTCGACCTCTTCATACCCTAGTTGTTTGAGCGCCATGTATCTTCCGTGGCCCTCAATAATGACGTTATTTTCGTCAATCGCAATCGGGTCGTTGTTTCCGAACTCTAATATTGATTTTTTTATTTGTTCAATTTGTTCAATAGGGTGTAATTTTGCGTTTTTCTCGTATTGCCTAATAATTGATAAGTTAACCTTCTCAATTTCCATTGTTTCCTCCTTTAAAAACAAAAAGACCACATCCATGCGGTCTCCCTGAGTGAAATATTCAGCCCCTTACATGATACTAGCAAAACATGGTCTACAGGTCATCTTTAAATTATTTTATTATTGCTAGTTTTTAACTCCGTGCCAGTGGATCGAACACTGAGTTAAATAAACAGTGACATGTATGCTTATTTAACCTCTCCCATATCGCTATAGCCGATATTGAGAACACGGATTAAACAGGAACAGCAGGAATCGAACCTGCACAGCGACCATCTAGCGGTCAAGTGCGACTATACCACCGAGGTTTTTCCAATCAACACCCCTATGTTCCTTGTTGCAATGATAATCAGTTTAGCACCTAAATAGTCGCTTGGTGCACTCATTATCAAAGCATATTAATAAACAGATACCGAGTTCGATTCATAAGGAGGATGGAAGTCAATTAAAATGACTGGAAAATAAAAACATCTATCTCTTCTCAGCATCTGCATGATACCAATTTACCACTTAAAACGTGACACTTCCACACTTTTTTGTGTCAACTTTATAAATCTCCTCGAAAATCTGCGAATATAGTAAGTATCCTTTCTCTTTTGCGGTAAATGCTTTTACGTGAAACGTGAAGTGCATCTGCAATTTCTTCCCACGTCTTTGCCGAACTAATAGACCACCGTAGATAAAAAACTGTTTTCAGCTCATCATCTAAAGCCTCTAGCGTGGCTTCTATGGCTTTACTAAACTGTTCCAGCCCATTTATCCTTATGTCACTTGACCAACGTGCCACGAGTCTTTCTGTTGGCTTAGAAACGATGTTCGCTTTCCCTCCGCCAATATTACAATCGTTCGATACCTCCGTCTGTATTTCCAACTTACGAATGGCGATTTTTTTATCAATCTGTTGGTAATCAAAAAGTTTTGAATCCAAAGCACGTAATTCTACATCTGACAGTTTGTTCACACGCCTGCTCCTTTATGGTATAATAGTATTGCAATATAATACCTCCATCTCACAACATGCTTATCCATATGATACGGCTCATCTAAATCAACCTGCCACTTAGGTCTGCCACCCTGATTCGGTGGCTTGACAGGTCTCTTGATAGGCACACGGCTTTCTGCTAGGAGTGTTCTTATCTTTTCTTCTGACTTTTCAACAATTGGCTTAGCGCCTGATTCCAAACATCTCACATGCCTGAGTGAATAACCTAGCTTCTTGGCCAGCGACTCGATGCTCAGACCTAGTTTTAATCTTATTTCCTTAAATTCTTGCGGTGTCATAGTTTATCCTCCAAAAGTTCCGGGTTAGCATGGATATTTCCAATGACTTCGACAGTATTTCCATTTCTGGCATATCTAAATAAATCACTGTTACAAAACTTTCTCCCAACTGCCCATGAGGCTCTCCAATCTGACCAAAAAACTTTTGATATTCTAACTTTTTTACCTTTTTCGGTTGCGTTTTGGTCGCTCAGCATATCCCATGTGTATCTAACAATATCCCCCTCGAAAATCTCCACACCGTTTTTGTCATAAAGCCCTGTGGATTGCATCAATGTGTAATCAATAATATCAGTTCCGTTATAGTCTGATTCGTTATACATACCAAAATCAGCTATAACGTGTTGCTCCTTATCATGGTATGTCGTTACAACAGACACATCATAAAACATTTCAAATTTTTCAGATGGGGAACCAGGATAATTTCCGTTCCTCCCCCACGCTCTAAACTTAATCATTTTTCTTCCTCCAACGATACCCACCGAAACTGTGGATAT